TTTTCACTGTTATACTTTCTTGTCGTTTTTGTTGGTTTAGCGAAACCTTCACCTGCCGTTGTATTATAGTGTCAAGGGGTTTTTCCCGTATTCACTATCTTTGCTTCCGCATATTAAAAGTTTATAGCTTTCTTTGTAAAAAGCTCGACGTCTGGGTCATTTTTCCGTTAAGTGACACCCCGTTTGGTTACCCGTGTCTTACACATTGTTGTCAAGGGGTTTTTCCCGTATTCAACATTTGTGGACTTAGTCTAACCCGTTTTTGTGTGCGTTATCACATAACCCATTTTTATTATATTATATTTTATTATTTTTGCAAGATTAATTTTTCCAATATTTTCCGTAAGTCCTTATTAGGAGCTCGCGCAGTTTTCTTACTGATTTGCACAAATCTACGGACTCTTCTTGGATTCTTTATTCCCAAGTGTTTATTAATTATTTTAACTTTGTTATTCTTTTTAGGTTTACTTAATAAAAAAATTTATTTATCAACTATATTTGTAATTTACGCTTTTGATACTGTTCAAACTATTAACAATGTCAGAAAATATGTCTCAGCTGTTTCTGAATCTCCCATCACTTAGCTTGACTTTGTCAGCTTCTGAGGAATTGCAGATTCGTAATTCAGCTAAACCTTCGTTAGGAACTCCTACTAGAGTCGCACCACTACGCTCTGCATCTGGTATTGCTCGTGCAGAGAATCAGTTATTTTTAACCGATTCTCTCCCTGTAACATCAAAAATACAGAAGCGTTTTGTTGTAGCCCTTATTTCCGATTACAACCGTCTTTCTCGTAAAGATCGATCCAAATCGTCAAAAATTTTCCAAATTCCTTCTAATATTTCATATCTTCAAATTTTGTATCAATATTTAACTAAACAACTCCATAATGATCAGGATATTACTAATTGCTTCTTTCTTTTCCTTAAGTCTTTGTCTATCGCACGAAAATCTTTTCAATTTAATGATTCAACATTCCTTCCAATATCCTCAGCATCTCGTCTTATTAATGCTTCACTTTGTCTCTTACTTAATTTACCAAGTTTATCTAATTGCTCTAAAATCACTGCTTATGCGTATGTTCTTCGACTCTTCCTTAAAGATAAAGTTCTTAACAATTCTGCCGTTCTATCTGCTTTATTGTTACCTCGTTCTTATGGAGCGTCAAGTTTTTACGCCTCTGCAACCGCTAATCTTAAGACTTTAAATTCAGAATTTATATCATATGCTACTTTGTTCAAACAATATAATAATACTCCTTCACTTAAAAATAATTTTATCGATATCATTTATGCTTATTACACATTATTTTACAGTATCACTGAAGACGCCGATATAACTGAGTCAGGCATCAGCGATACTTTTCAATTTTTAAACAACCAATATTCTCGTTTTATAGCTGAGCCTCAGATAGGTATTTCTGTCAATCATACAATTGATGGAAGCTTGGATGATGCTATTAATAAATCTCTTAATTTATTTTCAGAATTGACAAAAGCTCTCTCCGATAAATATCAAACTACTGTAAATGACTATCAACGTAAAATTATCGCATCCATTACTTCAATTTACAACTTATATCGTTTCACAACTCACAAATTGTCTCTTCAAGACTTTTGTGTTAATCTTTGTGGTGTAATTGGTGCTGCTGGTTTGGCATCAGATATTATCACACAATTAATAATAACTGTTAGGTCTCTATTTTTAATGCCCGTTGCTCAATCTTTAAGTGCAGGACATTTCAATATTATAAAATCGATTTTTCTATCCCTTTATTGTATTTTTGTAGGAACTCTCCCTGGTAAACATACTGTAGATGAATTTGCTATGCGCATGGATCGTTTTCCAAAAATGATTTCTGGTATCGAAACTATGTGGTCTAAATTAGATCTCGTAGTTGGTCAAGCTCATTCGTTTATAGAAGAAAAATTTTTAGGTCGCCATAATAAATTTGTTAGTTCAGAAATGCTCGATGAGGTTATCACTTGGGCGGATGACGTTGCTAAATACGCTGGTTATATGGAAAGAAATGAAATTAACCGTGATATTGAAACAATGACAGCCGCTTCTAAGTTGTATCCTCGTGGAGTGCGTCTGATAAAAGAATGTACCCGTCTCAAATTAGCCCCCGCAAATTTAAATTTAATTAGATCCCTTCTCCCTGGTGCTATCAAGCTTAGTGATGCTGCTTTTAAGTCAGGTGCCAATAAGCATTCACTTCGTGTGGAACCTATTGTCGCTTGGTTTACTGGTTCAACTGGTCTTGGTAAAACTGGTATGACTTATCCCTTTATAATTGACATGATGCGTGTGTTTGGTCCTGTGCCTAAGGATTGGCAACAGAACATACACGCACGTATCGCTGAAAATGAATATTGGGATGGTTATGATGATCAAGAATATTTAATATATGATGATTTTCTCCAAAAGAAGGATTCTGCGGCTAATCCCAATGTTGAACTCTTTGAAATGATTCGTGTAACCAATGCTTTCCCCTTCCAATTACACATGTCTTCTGTGGAGGATAAATCAAATAAATTTTGTAATGCTAAATTCGTGTTTCTTTCTTCCAATCTCGACGTCATTAAAACTGAATCTTTAAATTGTCCCGAAGCTGTTCAAAGGCGTATTGATTATGCTTATAGAGTTTCCATTAAACCGGAATTCCGTGAGTACTATACCAATGCGTCTGGACAACAGTGTTTCAAATTAGATGCGACAAAAGCCCGTGCTGCTGCTCGCATCTTGTTAGGTCCTAATAATAAAAATTTAACAACTAATAATCTCGAAGTTTATATTTTCGAACGTTTCTCTGTGTTCGATGGAAAAACGTTGCAGACGAACATGACTTATGCCGATGTTGTCAGACAATGTTCTGATGCGTTGGAGAGTCGTTTCGCCCGTCATGTTGATTCATCTGAATATTTAGAAGCGTATCGTGAACCCCAATGGTTAGAATTAACACCCCCCCCTGCATTGCCCGAAGACATAATTGAACATCCCTTACAAGCTAATGCTCAGATAGGAGTACTACCTGCTGTCGCTGTTGTGACTGCCCGTCTTTCGAGATGGTTAGTTATGCAGCACTTCATATGTGCTTTGCTGTTTGGAAATTCAGAGGACACTTGTCTTATGGATTTATTGTACTATATTAAAAATGGTATGTCAAATTTGTTAGAACGTTTTAATATTATTCCTCCCCCTTCAAATTTATGGTCAAATCAATCGTATAGTTATTATAAAAATTATGCGATTTCTATTAAAAGTTATTTATTAAATTGTCAAAATCAAATGTCTGAAACCCTTGTATCAATTCTTGGTGCAAGTTGGAAATATTTTAAAATAGCGCTTCTCGCTGGTATATTTATATTAACTACTATGTTTGTAAAATCTGTTGAAAGGAAGTGTTTACCCAAATTTATAACTGAAGACGATAAGTTGAGTCTGTTAGTGAAAGAGGCTAACACATGTTTAGAAAATGATTGTAGAAATTGCAAGGTCTGCAGCAATTCCGTTCCCACGCCTTCAAATGCGATATGGAATTCGAACTGCGCTTGCTATATACGTCGTATGGAACTCTCTCGAGATAACATACGGCAGTATTGTGTTTCTATGTATGGAAATCAACGTGTGTCCCCCGATCATGACATGACTTTAACTGATATGTATGATGTGATTGAACAAATTTGCAATTGTGATTGTGCTATATGTCCCTACTGTAATGATGAGGATCTTAAATCGAAGTTATATGAAACAGCAAAACTGCACAAAACTAACTGTGTATGTCTGCTGACTCGTTTTTATCAAGGTTATAGAACTGAATCATTGCTTCAATTTCTCGTCACCCTCAAAGATAATCTCCCTGCTTATTCTCTTAAAAATAAAGAATTAATTAGGCTTATATCTCAGTCGGAATATTCACGCGATATTCCGTTGTTCAAAGAAAATCAAGGACCTTTATACGATGCAAAAATTAAAAGTGTAGCTCCCCGAACCAAAATTATTAATCAAGCCCCCGCTATTTATGAAGGTCGTCAAGCGCGTAACGCTGTACGAACCACGATTAAAAATCAAGGCCCTCACTATGATATGAAAATGAAACATGTAACAACTTCCCGGATTGTCAATCAAAGTGTCGCGAATTTAACTCCGTTTGTTGATGATGTACAAACTACATTGTCGAAGGCGGATATTCATGTTCGTGATGCATGTAATATATCGAATTGTGGTCGGTGCTTATCGGAACAGTCATCTGTGTCTTTGCAAAGGAATTTACCCGAGCAAGATGTAGGTGCTATAACGATAGTACGCGACGTTGTGTATAAAAATTTATTTAAGTTTGTTGTGACTAAGACGGATTCCCGGAACGTGAAAACAACTACTTATTATGGACAAATATTTATGCTTGGAGGTCGATTAGGTTTAATACCGAAACACTTCCTTAGAGCAATTAAAATGGACCAAGAACTCGGATATACTTTAGAATTTTGTCTCGAAGATGCATTTGCAGTAACAACTAGTCAGTATCCAGTTGAAGTAATACAGAGTGTGGAAAATCACATTGAACATGATTCCCGCGACTTAGCTATTATTCAGCTCCCGATTAACGCTGGTTGTTATGCACAAGCATTCAAACATATTGTCGACGAACAAGATTTATTCAGAGTAGGTCACAATCCTGGTATCTTAGCGAGGTATCAAGTTGCGACTGAAAAAGATAGGCAGAAGGGCATTCGCCATTATCGTGAAATGTTCTATTTGTCGACTCTCACCCCTGAAGATAGTCTTGTAGAAACTAATATGCGTGATGAGATAATTACGAATAGAGGATCATACTTATATCATGCCGTGACTGTTCCTGGTGACTGTGGATCTATCCTAGTCGCTAGAAGCACGAGCATCACACAAAAGATTGTTGGTATGCATATTGCTGGTTTGATGGGCGTTGTTGAAGGTATCTCTGTTAGCATTACGCAACAGATGGTTACTCAAATGATGTCTCATTTTAAATCATCATCACAATATGGGCACGCTGTTGTACCGTTTGATGTCAGAAGCGATATCTTGCGAGATAATGGAGTGTTTCAATTGCATGGTACAAAAGTTGGCGTTCGCATTAATGGTAGTGTTAAAACTGCTATGTCGCGTTCTGCTGCCTTTGGAGCTTTGTGTGTGTCCCCAAACAAACCCGGATATTTAAGACCATTCACTGGACCAACTGGTGAACGAATTGACCCTATGAAACTGCAAAGATCGAAATATGGTGTTGTTAGACCGTTTGTACCCTTTAATCGTGTGCAAACTGTCTATGAGGCGATGTCTGTTTTTTATCATCGTGAGTATCAAAATACTCCTGAGTGGTATAAGCAGCCATTGACTCTGGAAGAATCTATCATTGGAATTGATGGTGATCCTTTCATCAACGCTATAAATCGGCAAACTGCCCCTGGATACCCCTATACTTTCAGAAAACCTGCAGGTACAGTTGGAAAACAAGGTTGGTTTGGAAAAGATATGGATTATGATTTAACTAACTCGCATTGTTTACAGTTATTAGATGATGTAGAACAACTAAAGCTTAGTATGTTGGACAATGTGCGCCCCGAAATTATCTGGATAGATACATTAAAGGACGCTAAAATTCCTATCGCGAAGGCTGACGTTGGTAAAACTCGTCTGTTTACTGCTTGCCCTATGCATTATAGTATTGCTTTTAGACAATATTTTCTCCCGTTCATTGCACACGCTATGAGGAATCGTGTAGATAACTCTCTGGCCGTTGGTATTAACCCTACCTCTGTGGAATGGACTAAGCTCGCTCAGCGTCTTCAACGTCAAGGATCTAACGTTATCGCAGGAGATTATTCCAATTTTGATGGAACTCTACCTGTACAATACGTTGAGATCGCCGTGAAGATCATGTGCGACTGGTTACTTGTTAACTGGGAAAATATTGTCAAAGCTAATCGTAATGTAGTTTGCGGTCGACAATTAACAAAGGAACAATTTTATGATTTTATTTATAAATTAGGAATGGAATGTTTTAATCATCTTCATATTGCCAATCATGATGAAGCGAAGGGTGCTTTGGTTTATTTCGTTCGTAACGGTATACCCTCGGGTTGCCCTGCGACGGCTATACTTAATAGTATAGTAAATCATTGCGTTTTAGCTGATTCGTGGTTGTCAATTATGGAGAGTGAGCCTCTTTATGAACATTTAGCAACGATGAGTGCGTTTTTTGAGCACACATCGTCTATTTTTTATGGAGATGACTTCATTATGAATATACGACATTCCGTTATAGACTTGTATAATCAGGAAACTCTTACGCAAGTTCTTAAAACTAATTTAGATATGGATATGACTGACGAAGCAAAAACAGGTGACATTGTTAAGGCTCGAAAACTAGCTGACGTCTCTTTTCTCAAACGCAAATTTCGCTTTGAAGAGAGTATTCAGCTATGGGTTTCCCCTATAGATATCAATGTGCTCCTTGATGCACCGAATTGGGTTAGAGCGGGTAATGCTTCTGCATTACAGATATGCGTTGACACATTATCGACGTATTGTCTTACCGAACTAGCCCTACATGAGCAAAGTGTTGATGATCATTGGCGACCAAAAATGGTAGCCTGTGGTCTCAATATTACTCGTGGAACTGGAATTACTTTTAACCCTGATAGTAGGCGTTCTGTATTAGCCAAATTCAGGAATGAACAATTGAATACAGAAATTAACTTTTAGTGTGATCTTTATATTATAATGTTAGATATATGGAAAATTAATATAATTGCTACTAAATTATAAGGCTTAGTTATTTAACTTTACTTATTAAGATGGCCGATGGCAGCCCCGTCAGAATCTAGATATATATCAAATGTCATTAATTGATTAGGTAGTCGTTAATGTCAGAAATTTACCTGCAAACTTCCAAAATACACAAAATTACACTCAACAACAACAAATATTAAAATTTTCGTCCGAAGGTATTGCACCAAATTCTAATGTGCATCTTGATCCTGTTTCATATAGCTCTGCTTTTATGGACTGTGTCAATGATGGTCGCACTCATAATATTATTTCCTTCTTGGAAAGACCACTTATGATGGTGACAGCGGCTTGGCCGACCACTACGGAAAGAGGAACAGTGCTTCAGGCATTCGAACTTCCCTGGGATTTATTATTTAAAGATATGTACAAAACTAAGGTTGATCGCTTCTATGGTTTTCGTGCGGATTGCGAGATTCGAGTTCAAGTAAATTCGCAACCTTTTCAAGCCGGTCGATTACTATTGAGTTGGATACCTGGTTACCGTTATTTAGGCAATAAACAACAATATTATTCTTCATCAACAACTTCTTCAGCTAGTAATATTAAATATTTAGTACCTATCACTGGTTCTCCTCGTATAGATCTAGATTTATCTACCTGTACTGAGGCGACTATGTGTGTACCATATATTAGTCCCTACTCATTTTCAGAACTTACAAATGGTATTGGTTCTATGGGTCGTTTTCAATTGGTGGTTTATTCTCCATTGAGCGATCCGCAGACTGGTAACGTTGACTATACAATATTTATGAATTTCAAAAATATACAGCTTCGATATCCAACAGGTTTACCTTTAACAGCTACAGCTCAAATAGGTTCTGAAGCTGTGGAAGAAGCCGGTGGTGCTGGTATTATTACCTCCGCTGCCTCCGCTATATCCACAGCGTTAGGTGCTGTAGTAGATATTCCTGCTGTATCTCAATTTGCTCAACCTGCACTATGGGTGTCGAAAGGTATTGCAGACGTCGCGCGACAATTTGGCTGGTCTAAACCAACCTCTATTGAAGCGCCTCACGTAACAAAACTTTCAACTACTCGTTTTATGGCAAATTCAGATGGTGTCGATACTTCTCATGTACTTTCACTTTTATCAACTAATTCTCTTGAAACTGATGCGTCGCTTTTTCGGACGAATGTTGACGAGATGGCATTATCTCACGTCGCTCGTACGCAAACGTTTTACACTCGATTCGACTGGTCTACAACAGCTCCAGCGGGTTCAGTGTTGTTCAGCGCGCCCATCACCCCAAACTTTTACCGTTACACTATATCCGCCGCTCAGTACGCCCCTACAACTTTAGCTTATACTTCAGCTGCTTTTAGGCAATGGAGAGGTGGTATTAATTTTAATTTTAAATTCGTTAAAACTAAGTTTCATTCTGGTAGAGTTAGGATAATTTACGTGCCTGGAGACTATTCCGCAGGTGCGACACTTCCCCCAAATTTCGATATTGACGCTAATTACTCAACGGTTGTTGATCTACGATCAGATACGGATGTAGAGTTCAATGTGCCTTATGTCGCTATACAACAGTGGTTGTTAGTTGATAATGCTTATCCTGGTACTGCACGCACTAATTTCTTTAGCACGGGCACCATATACATGGTTGTGCTTAATGAATTACGTGCTGTTAGCACTGTAGGAAGTACTATTGACGTTATAACCGAGGTTGGAGCCGCATCAGACTTTGAGCTCTCGATTCCCCGTCTACCTTCCATATATCCTAGTGATGTTACGTTCCCTCCTCCTGCAACTTCTGCTTTAAATATGCTATTGAAAGCGACAGCGCAGGTTGGTGAGTCGGAAGCCGTGATGGCGCCTCCAGAAGTTATTCAAGCTACTGGTGCTGTCACTGCTCCACTTACATCTGTCGAACATAACACTACTACTTATGTGGGTGGTGCTATAACCGTTGGTGAGAAAGTTTCATCAATTCGCCAAATCATTAAAAGATTTCACAAAGTTTTTACAGATCAAACTACTGGTAATCTTATTACTGGTTCTTATCAAATTCAACCTTCAAAAGTGAACTCCCCTTTAAGTTCTGGCTCTACTTTACCTAGATCTATAGATATGTATGATTATTATTCTTATTTATATGCCTTTTTCCGAGGTTCCTTTAGATTTAAGGTCTTGCCGTACGATTTTCAAATTTATGCCGCTCGTGTGCGTCTTATTCCTGAACAACTTATAACGTCCGGAGCATCACCTGTTGAATTTAACACAGGATTGTTGCCCGAATATTTTACAGCTGCAGATGTTTATATGCCACGCAATATTGAGGGTGTATTTGAATTTCAAGTACCGCATTATTCGAGATATCCCATCTTGCCTATAAGAGCAGGTGGTAGTGTCTCTTCTGATTTGTTTCAGCGCAATTTTACTGAGATAGATCTATCCACGTCGAACACTAATGTGCTTCTAGACCGAACAAGGATTTCAGTCTACAGAGCTGTTGGTGACGACTTCTCGTTCAATCAATTGATCGGGCCTCCGTTCGTGTCGCAATACACTGCTTCATAGAACAGACAACACATTCCATTACGGGTGAAACTGAGGAAACAATGGTAGGTTGTGGTGCTCATTACGTGAAAACTATGCGAAAGTGTAGCAGATTATCGTATACAGCGCTCATTACACCGAAACCGTAAGTGTTTATGATGTTGTCGTGTGGACTTGGAGAGTCCTATACGCGTTTACGCAAAATCCCCCCCGTGACTTAGGTGCTAGGTCGTGATCGTGAACTCTTCTTCATTTAATGAGACTTAGAAGAGAGCGTGAGCGTCAGGTTATCGAATCACAGTTCGCTATTATCTATAAATAGCTTCCATTAGAATTACTTATTATTAGCTCTTAACTATAATAATATTTTAGTCTTTAAATTTAAGAATTAATCAATCTTATATAATATTTAATCATAATTCTTCTTATTAACATTAGATTAGGCTCAATTGTCAAAAATACTAGCCTTGCATACATTAGGTGTGCCCTTACTTTAGTAACTATTTTAGTTCGATCCCTGGGTACGCCCAGTAGAAGTTTTTCTCACTTTTCTTCTTTAAGGATCAAGAAGTGTAAACTTAAGTTAAGATAC